CCGTGTGGAGACTCAAGCTGAAGCGGCTAAACGCAATCTTAAAACTGCGTATGAGTCTGGCGACCCTGACGCTATGGCCGAAGCTCAACAGCTTCTGGCTAGGGCTGAAGCGGATCGCAATGCGCTTTCTCAGTATCAAAGAGATCTTGAGAAATACAAAGTTGATTACGCAAACTGGCTTGAGCAGCAAGAAGCTAATATGCAGGCAGAGCAAGAGCTTGCTCAGCAACAGCCTGTTTACCAACAAGAGCCTGCGTATCAAGAGCCATCAGCTAAGGCCCAAGACTGGGCTTCTGCAAATGAATGGTTCGGCACGGATACTGTCATGACCAATGTGGCTTTCGCTATACACAATGACTTAATACAGAGCGGTGTTGACTTAGAATCTGATGAATACTACGCTCAAATTGATTCTCGTATGAGGCAAGAACTGCCGCATAAATTTAACGAGCAAACTAACGCGGGAGACAACCAACAACCCGTCCAAACTGTTGTCTCTGGATCGCGCACGACTGGAACTGGACGCAATCAAAACTCTCGTAGAGTTGAACTGACAACAAGCGAACAAGCATTAGCTAGGAAGCTTGGAGTACCGTTCAAAGAATACGCAAAACAGAAAATGAGGCTACAACGATCATGAGTGACGAAATAAAGGGTTCTAATAGAACGCCAAGAAGCAGTGGAAGCCGAGAGGCTAAAGCTGCCCGTAAACCATGGAAGCCGCCTCAAGCGTTGGAAACTCCTGAACCGCCTCCGGGGATGAAGTATCGATGGCTGCGAACCCATATTCGTGGGGAAGCAGACAAGACCAATGTTCACATGAGATTTCGTGAGGGGTACGAACCTGTACGTCCTGAAGAAATCGCAGGCTATGACTTGCCCGTCATTGACGAAGGCAACCATACCGGCACTGTGGGTGTTGGCGGATTGATGCTTGCAAAAATCCCAGAAGAAACGGTTGAAGAAAGAAATGCTTATTTTGCTAAGCAAACGGATCAACAGATGCATGCTGTTGATAACGATCTTATGAAAGATGAGCACCCTGCTATGCCAATCTCTAACGAGAGAAAGACGCAGGTATCATTTGGCCGAGGGAAGAAATGACCTCATTTTTGATTGTGTTTAACTAGGAGATCCCAAATGGCGAACCAAGATGCCGCTTTTGGAATGCGTCCAGTGCGTATGGTGGGCGGTGCCCCCTATACTGGTGGACAAAGCCGATATCGGATCGCTGCTAACTATGGAACTGCTATCTTCCAAGGAGATATGGTTGCCCAGGTTACTGGTGGTACGGTAGAGGTTCACGCTGACGGAGGCACTGTGCCTATCGTTGGTGTATTTAACGGTTGTCAGTACACCGATCCTACTACTAAGGAACAGGTTTACAGCAACTTCTACCCTGCAAGTACTAATGCTTCAGACATCATTGCTTTTATCATTGATGATCCGAATGTTGTGTACGAAATCCAGGCTGATGACACGTTCCCGATTGCCGACTTGTTCGGTAACTTCGATATTGTGTACACCAGTGCTGGAAGCACTGTAACTGGCATTTCTGGCGCTGAGCTAGATGTGACCACGGGTGCAGCCACGGCAGGCTTGCCAATTAAAGCAATTGATATTTCTGGCGACCCAGAAAACTCAGATGTTGCTACGGCGAATACCAACGTTCTTGTTGTTATTCAGAACTCAATTTACGGCCAAAAAGGCGCCGGTTTAGCATAGGAGGCTAACTAATGGCTATTTCAAGAGCACAATTAGCCAAAGAGCTAGAGCCTGGTCTCAACGCTTTATTTGGCATGGAATACGCTCGTTATGAAAACGAGCACGCCGAGATCTTTGAAACTGAATCTTCAGACCGAGCGTTTGAAGAAGAAGTGCTGATCGTAGGCTTTGGTAACGCTCGTGATAAGTCTGAAGGACAAAGTGTCGGTTACGATTCTGCGTCTGAAGGTTTCACTTCTCGTTACACTCACGAAACCGTTGCGCTTGCTTTCGCGTTGACCGAGGAAGCAGTGGAAGACAACTTGTATGACCGCCTTGGTGCGCGTTATACGAAGGCTCTTGCGCGCAGCATGGCACACTCAAAGCAAGTTAAAGCTGCTAACGTTTTGAACAATGCGTTCAACTCTAGCTTTGCTGGCGGCGACGGTGTCGAGTTGATTGACGATGCACACCCCCTCGCTGGCGGTGGTACGTTCTCAAACCGACCAAGTGCTTACTCAGATCTGAACGAAACCTCACTCGAAGATGCTTTAATCAGCATTTCTACGTTTGTAGATGATCGTAATATGATCTTGGCTCTGCAGGGCGTTAAGTTGATTGTTCCACCACAGCTTCAGTTTGTGGCGGATCGTCTTCTAGACACCCCCGGACGAGTAGGTACGGCTGACAACGACATCAATGCAATCAGGAATATGGGCATGCTGCCGCAAGGTTATGCAGTGAACCACTTCTTGACTGACACTGATGCTTGGTTTGTTAAGACCGACTGCCCAGATGGGTTCAAGCACTTCGAGCGAAGCCCGATTTCAACTTCTATGGAAGGTGATTTCGACACAGGCAACGTGCGTTACAAGGCCCGTGAGCGTTACAGCTTCGGCTTCAGTAACCCACGCGCCGTGTTTGGTTCTCAAGGCGCTTAATTGTTCCACATGGAACAATGAGATAAGGGGCACTTGTTGCCCCTTTTCTTTTTGTGCTGTATAAAACAACTATCCCTGACAGATGCATACCGCATCTGACACTAGCCACGACAGGAGATACTCATGGCGAATACGACTTTTTCGGGTGCGGTGCGATCTGAAAGCACCTTCAAAGCTATCAGCAAAAATGCCACTACTGGCGCAATTACTGAAATCACTACCTATGGCGGCGCTCCAGTTAGCCTAGCAGACGGCAACGTAACGCTTACCAACGCCACTCACAGTGGACGAGTTCTGCTTGTTCCAGATGGCGGACAAGACAACACTTACACCCTGCCTGCACCAGTTGCTGGTTCTGTGTTTAAGTTTGTTTACGCGGGCGGCGCGGCTGATGCAACGGATGCTTTGATCGTTACCCCTGGCAACACCAACTTTTACATTGGTGGTGTTACGTTCCTTGATACTGATGGCAATGCAATTAGCAGCGTGTTCTCAGACGGTAACTCAAACAGCAGCATTCAGTTGAATGTGCCTGCTGGCTTTGAGGTAACCATTGTTGGCTTGAACACGACCAACTATCAGATCTTTGGAAATGTAACGAGTACTACTGCGCCTGCGTTTGCTGATCAGTAATATATTGATTAACTTCAATGAGAGGGCATAAGCCCTCTCTATTTAGGAGAAAAGCATGGCTGATACAGTAACATCTCAAACCATCCAGGATGGCGAGAGAAAGGCCGTACTGAAGTTTACAAACATAAGTGATGGAAGTGGCGAGTCAGCAGTTACCAAGATTGACGTAAGTGCTCTTGCGGCTAACAGTGCTGGGGCAGCTTGCACTGAGGTTGCGATTGCAAAAATCTGGTGGCAGTGCGTCGGCATGGGCGTTGAGCTTTTGAACGATGCAACCACAGATACGCTGATCATCGGCTTGTCGCCTGATTCAAATGGATTCCATGATTATTCACCGTTTTCTGGGATACCAAATGATGCTGGATCTGGAAAGACGGGTGATGTGAAGTTCACCACAATCGGTGCAAGCAACACAGACACTTACACCGTAATCGTTGAAGTATTGAAGACGTACTAATGGCAACCTCAGGAAGCTCTGATTTCGAGCCAGATGTTGCGGAGTACGTTGAGGAAGCATTTGAACGATGCGGCCTTGAGTACCGCACTGGCTACGATGGGGTGACCGCAAGACGGTCACTCAATCTTTTGTTTGCTGATTGGGCAAACAGAGGGTTAAACCAGTGGACTGTTACCAATAGTACCACCACCTTATCTCAGGGTGATGAGTTTATTGATTTAACGGCTACTACCATCGATGTGCTTGATGTTGTTGTTAGGCGAACTGACGGCAGCAACACGACAGATATAGCCATGGAGCAGATCGGGCGGTCTGAGTACTGGAATCTTCCCGATAAATCTACTCAATCTAGGCCGACTCAGTTCTTTCTAGACAAACAAATAACGCCAAGGCTGTATATTTGGCCTGCATCTGAAAATTCTACGGACCAGTTGATCATTAACCGCCTGGTTCGTATTGAAGACGCAGACGCTGGTGTCAACACAGTAGATGTCCCTTTTAGGTTTTACCCATGTCTGGCAGCAGGGCTGTCTTACTACATAGCTTTGAAGAAGGCGCCTGATCGGGTTCAGATGCTTAAAGCCTTGTATGACGAGGAGTTTGCTCGAGCCGCTGATCAAGATCAAAGCAGAGCGTCATTGATGGTAGCGCCTAGCATGAGGTCTAGGATAGCGTAATGGCCTTTGCTTCTGGCAAGTATGCGATTGCCATCTGCGACAGATGTGGCTTTCAGTATAAATACACAGAACTTAAAGAAGAGTGGACTGGGTTCCGCGTTTGTAATGAATGCTTTGAACCAAAACACCCTCAACTAGAGCCGCCTAGGCACGTTTCTGATCCAGAGGGCTTGAGGTTTGCTAGGCCGAATCGGTCGGCAAGCACTGTAGCTGGTGAAGGCGTTGTTAGGACCATTGATGCTAACCAGATGATGTCTATCACTGGCGACCCTATTGGCTCGGCCTTTAGCATTGATGGCGCAACTGGCTCTATTGGAACAGTAACGGTGGTAACAACATGAGTTTTACATTAGCGAGCTTAAAATCTACGGTTCAGGACTACTGTGAGACTGCAGAAACGACTTTTGTTGCCGAGCTAGATACGTTTATCCAGGAGGCAGAAGAGCGCATATTGAAGAATGTGGAGCTTCCTGTGTTCAGAAAAAACGTTACAGGCAACGGCACTTCAAGTTCTCCATACCTAGGCACGCCAACAGACTTCTTGGCTACATACAGTTTGGCGCTGATCATCGACAGTGTTTACACCTATCCATTGCTCAAACATGTATCGTTTATTAGAGACTACACGCCAAATCCATCAACGACTGGGACAACAAAGTATTATGCTTTGTTTGATGACAGCACGTTCATTTTGGCGCCTACGCCTGCAGCTAATTACGACTATGAACTGCACTACAAATATCGTCCTGCATCTCTGACAACAACGTCAGGATCAAGCACAACCTGGCTTTCAGATAATGCGCCAGATGCCATGTTGTATGGCACGCTAGTTGAAGCGGCTACTTTTTTGAAAATACCTGAAGAAGCTGCTCAGTATGAGCAACGTTTCTTGTCTGCTGTATCCGCGCTAAAGAAGCTTGGAGAAGGCTATGGAGCAAGAGATGAATTCAGATACGATATTGCTAGGGGGTAACATTGGCTTTGTTTGAAGCATCTACTCTTGGGGTTGGCAACGTTGTTGTGGCAACAACTCAAAATAAAGGGCATGACCCAGAGTTTTGGGCAAAGACGGCATCAGATAGAATTGTGAGTGTCGGTGGAAACTGTCATCCTTTGATTGCTCAACAAGCTGAAGCTTTTAAGCAGTCTGTGGAAACAACGGTAAGTTTTTACATTAAAGAAGCGATCAAGAGCGATAGAACAACATTGATCGCAGAACTAGAAAGACAAGGTCATGGCGACATGGCGAACATAATCAGGAGTCTGTAATGGCGATAACAACTGCAATGTGTACTAGCTTCAAGAAAGAGCTTATGGAGGCAGTGCATAACTTCAAGAACTCAGGTGGCAACACATTCAACCTTGCGCTGTACACAAGTTCCGCAAGTCTAGGGGCAGCAACCACTGCCTATACAACGTCAAACGAAACCTCTGGTACGGGTTACACTGCTAAAGGCGCCGCGCTAACTCGCGTTGATCCTACTACTTCAGGCACTACAGCGTTCACAGACTTTGCTAATCTTACGTTTAGCTCAAGCAGTATTACTGCACGAGGCGCGTTGATTTTTAATGATTCTGCATCTGGCGACCCTGCTGTATGTGCGTTAGATTTTGGCGCTGATAAAACGTCAAATTCAGGGGATTTTACTATTCAATTTCCCGCAGCAGATGCCTCAAATGCGATTATTCGCATCGCATAGCGAGTAATCTGTGTCAGACTTATTTGGATGGGGCAGAGGTACTTGGGGCGCAGGAACTTGGGGCGAAGTCACCCCAGTTGAAGTTACGGGTGTCGCAGGTACTGGCGCTGTTGGAACAGTTACTGTTGGGCTGGGTCAAACGATTGTCCCAACTGGTGTTGCAGGCACTGCGTCAGTTGGTAGTGTAACCGTTGCATTACCCGACGTAGCTGTCGTAGTCGGAGTTTCGGCGACAGGGGAAATAGGATCTTCTGTTAATGTTTGGGGCTTGGTAGACACCTCCCAGACCCCAAATTGGGAAGAAGTAGCCTGATGTTTAAGCAAGTTATTAAGGGTTCAGAAAAGCCCAAGACTAAAAGTCGGAGAAGATAGATGGCAACTTACGTTAACGATTTACGGCTCAAAGAAATAACCACTGGCGATGAGTCAGGAACTTGGGGCACCAGTACGAATACAAATTTGGAGTTGATAGCTGAGGCTTTTTCCTTTGGGACAGAAGCTATTACGACTAATGCAGACACCCACACGACTACGATTGCTGATGGTTCTACTGATCCGGGCCGTTCGCTGTTCCTGAAGTACACCGGCACTTTAGATAGCACTTGTACGATCACGATAGGGCCGAACACGATCAGCAAGCTGTGGTTGATTGAGAACGCAACCAGTGGCTCACAGAGCATCATAATCAAGCAAGGTAGTGGTGCTACGGTCACAATTGCTAACGGCTCCACGAAAGCGATCTATAGCGATGGCGCAGGTGCAGGTGGCGCGATGGTCGATGCTTTCGTTGACCTTGATCTTACTGGCACGACAACGGTTTCGGCACTGACCGCATCTGGGGCTTCTACGCTTTCAGGCGGTGCAACAATATCTGGTACGACAGCCGTTGCTACGCTTACTGCTTCTGGAAATGCGACAATCTCTGGGAATGCGTCAGTCACTGGAAATGTAACTGCTGCAAACTTAAACGCCGATGCTACGGCAGGAGTGTATGGCAGTTCTTCCAGCCCTGTAGTATTTACAGTTACAGTAGCCTCTAAAACTTCGGCGCATCCGTATAACGGAGATGGAAGCAGTTCAGGTTATTTCTTCGACGGGATTGAGTCCCCTGCGATCAGCCTGCACGGCACGGATAGCGTCACAGCTAACAGTGAATACGTTTACCGCTTTGACCAAGCAGACGGGTCAAACAGTGGTCATCCTTTGTTGTTTTACATGGATGCCGCTAAAACAACAGCTTACACCACGGGCGTAACAACTAACGGTACTCCGGGAAGTGCAGGAGCTTACACACAGATAGCAGTAGACAGAGAAACGCCCAGCGTTCTTTACTATCAGTGTTCAAGCCACGCTTACATGGGTAACTATGCCTACAACGCAGCTTCTACTAACTTAAATGGCATCAAAATGCCGACGGCTGATGGGAGTTCGGGCCAAGTCTTATCAACTAACGGTTCGGGAGTGTTATCTTTTGCTACTGTTGGCGGGGCTTACAATTCTTGGCTTGTCAAAACCAGCGCATATACTGCTCTAGCTGGGGATCAAATTATTGTTAACAGCGCGAGCGCAGTCACAATAACGCTGCCTGCTTCTGCAAGTGCTGGAAATACAGTAATTATTAAGGCCACAGGTGGCGGTACAGTAACCGTTGGGCGTAACTCACAGAAGATAAACTCAACGGCGGCTGATGGAACCATACTAAGTGGAAGTTCCTCTCAGCTTGTATTTGTAGACGCTACAATTGGATTCTTAGAAATTTAGAGGAGAAATCAGATGGCAGTTCTTTTAGGTGCAAAACCACCAATACCCACAGCGCAGTTTGTTATAGGTGAGTCAAAGACTTTTACAGCCCCAATGACAGGAACTATTAAAGTAATTATTACTGGCGGTGGGGGCCAAGGCGCGTTTCTTGCTAATAAAAATTCAACACCAAATTCAAATGTTGGTGACGCTACAGGCGGCGGTGCGGGTGGTTATAGTGAAAAAACTTTTGCTGTAACAGCAGGAGAAACCTTTACGATTACTGTTGGTGCTGGAGGCTCTAGTGCGCTTGCACCAAATGACATTAACAGTAGTAGGGTAGGCAACGCCGGGGCCAACTCCAGCTTTGTTACAGCTTCCGCAGCGGTGTCTGTAAGCATGGCTGCTAACGGTGGGGGCGCTGGACAGTTTAGCGCAGCTACCTCTAGTGCTGTTACTACTGCTGGAGGAACAGGCGGCACAGCTAGTGGTGGAGACTTCAACTACACAGGCGGTGCTGGTGGGTCTATTACAAGAGTTGCAAACAACAGTAAAAGTGCAATGACTACAGGAGGCGGGGCTGTTGCTCTTTACGGCACAACTTACCGTGGTGGTAACATAACGTTAGGCACCGCTAATGAAAGTTCATACATGATTGGCTCTACTGGTGGCGCAGGTGTTGGTGGTAACGGAGGCGACATTGCTTTCTCTGGAACTGGCTCCAACGCACGTTTTAGTGCTGGTGGAAGTGCAAGTCGCTCAGGCGCATCAGATGAGTCAGGGAGCGGTATGAGTACCAGTATCATCATGGCCGAGACGCCGGGAGCGCCTATGACCTCCTCTACAATTAGTCTTATTGATGCCCAAGGTTTTGCATACGGAGGAATGTATTCTTACAACGCGAGTCCTTCCGTTTCTACGTCTGGATTTGGCGGTGGTGGCGGCGGTGCTACTGGATACAACCAAACTCCTAGTTACCAATACTTCTACTCTTATGCAGGAACTGCTGGTGGCTTTGGTGGAGGAGGCGGTTGTACTTTTGTCAGTGGTGTGGATTACCTTTCTACTGGTCAAGTTCGAGCAGGCCCGGGAGGCACTGGTGGTGGTGGTTCAGGCGCTTACAGCGGCCCGTTTTCTACCATGACATCTGCTACCTACCGTTCATGGGCGGCGGCTGGCGATGGCCTTTGCATCATCATGTACATTTAGAGGAGGCTACAATGGCTATTTACATTATAAAGAATGAAAGCGATGAAGAAGTTAATCGCATTGTGGCTACTCAAGAGTTTGTTGAGGCAAACCATGCTGGTAGATACGAAGAGGTTATTCCGGCCAAAAGTCCTGTGCCAGCAGAATCAACAGCCCGTAACTGGCGTAATGAAGAGCTAGAGGCTACAGACTACATTGTGCCCCTATCTGACCATCCGCAACGAGCAGCGTACATAACGTACAGAACTGCACTACGGGATTGGCCTAGTACATCAGACTTTCCAGACACTAAACCAACACTGGGATCATAACGATGGAATTCTTAATCAACGTATTTCATGGCGTGACCTTTGCCATAGCACTGTCAGCAGTGTTGTGTGCAACAACGTCCCCGCCAAACAACGAATGGGCGCAGAAAGCATATCGGATTATGAATATCATCGCTTTCAACGTCTGGAAGTCTGAAGACAAGTAGCACCCTGTGGATATAGGGTCAGTCAGCGACACTGCTCAGGTTAGCTGGAAGCAGATAGCGGTTCAGAAGCAAGAGCGCCTGCGAACGGGTGCCGAGGGTGAGACTGTGCGGGAGGCTGTCGAGACGATTATCCCCACGATCTATACCAAAGAAGGCAATAAAGTAGAGGCGCAGCCACTTGCGCCAACCCAACGAGTGAATATATCGGTATGAGCGACAAAGGCGAACAAGCATTAAACGAAGTCAACGCGCATGAGCGCGAGTGTGCGCTTAGGTATGCTCGTATCGAAGAGCGTTTGTCTGAAGGCTCTGCCAAGTTTAAGCACCTAGAAAAACTGATATACGGACTGTATGCACTGATTGCAGCGGCTGCATTGCCGCAGTTCTTCCTTGGCGGCTGACCATGATTGGTGAAATCGCGGCTATCGTGGCTGGCGTAAACGCGGCTACAAGTGCGATTAAGCAGGTCGCTGAGACCACCAACGACATTCAATCCATCTCGGGGTTTCTATCTGCGCTAGGCGGCGCAGAGGTAGAGCTTCAACGCGCCCAAAACGAGGGCAAGCTGTCAGAGGCGGATGCAGTAAAGGCGGCGCTAGCAAAGAAGCAGATCCAAGAAACCATGCGTGAAATCAAGGATCTGTTTACCGTTAGTGGTAACGGACAGCTATACCAAGAAGCTATGATGGCGATGGCAGAGGCCCGCAAACAGAAGCAGCTTGAGTTGGCTAGAGCAGCGGCTAGAAAGAAGAAGTTTTGGAAAGAGGTCAGGGAAATCTCTTTCGTCATTGGAATACTGGTAATTCTTTTGCCCATGACGCTGGCGTTATTGCTTGGTTGGTTAACACGATGATGGCCTTTTTGCTTGTCGTGGTTGTGAACGGGGAGCCTATAGATGATCAGTTTTACTTCCGCGATATCACGCGGTGTAACACGTTTGCCTATTATGTCAGCACAGGCAAAACTAAAATCAACAACCGCTATCAGATGCAAGAGAACATAACGGCGTATTGCATACCTAAGCGAGTTGCAGCAAACACGAAAACATGGGACTGATATGGCAGCTAAAAAATTACAAGAAGGTAGTGAGTACGCTGAATACGATGCCGATGGCGACGGCGTGGTTTCTGACGAAGAAATAGAAACTAGCAAAGAGTTGTTAGAGCTACGGCTTCACCATGAACGTGCGGATGCACAACGCGCCATGAGTTGGTTTGCGCTGTGGGGAATGCTTCTTTACCCGTCTCTGGTGGTCGCATCGGAGCTTTTCGGGCTGTCTCAAGCCGCGAAGATCTTAGGTGATATGGCTGCGGTCTATTTCGTGTCTGTTGCGGGTATACTGGCAGCGTTTTTCGGCGCTCAAGCGTGGTCAAACAGGAAATAAGATGTATCACTACAAAGCTGTATTAGTTCGTGTTGTTGATGGCGATACCATAGACGTAGATATTGATCTGGGGTTTGACGTGTGGCTCAAGAAGCAGCGCGTTCGGCTCGCAGGCATTGACGCGCCTGAGTCCCGCACCAGAAACAAGGCTGAGAAGGTCTTAGGGCTGGCGGCTAAAGCACGGCTTGTAGAGCTTTGTTCTGGCGAGATACAAATAGAGTCCTTAGGCAAAGGCAAGTACGGGCGTATTTTGGGTGTCCCAAGGACTTCTGAGGGCACCAGCATATGCCAGATTCTTATCGATGAAGGTCATGCGATAGAGTATTGGGGCGGAAAAAAGGTTTGGGTTT